CATATGCTAAAGCTCTTAAAAAATGGGGTTTTGGAAGTAGAGAATCTGCTAGAAACTTCTGTCAAAAAAATAAATCTAAAAATTAATAAAAAGTAATAAAAAGTAAAAAATTATGGCGTTTAAAATCAATGCACCGTTTAAAGCGGTAGGAGATCCTAATTCAATTGAATCTACTAAAAAACCAAAGATAACAGCTGGAATTGGTACTAAAGGTAGAGAACAACAGTATAAAGATGCAAACTATGCACCTGACCACACTACTCATAGAAAGAAAGCTAAAACCGTAGCTAGTAGTTCTAAAGGTGCAGACATCAAGGTCACTAAGGTAAAAGCAGAGAAACCTAAAGTGTCTTCAGCTAAACCAACTAAAAAAGAAGCACCTAAATCTAAAAGTGTAAAAAGAAAAACAGCTAGAATAGCAAAAACTAGAGAAAAAGGTAAACAAGCACTAGAAGATGGTAACACTTCAAAAGCTATGAGATTAAAGCGTAGAGAGAGAAGACTTAAAAAAAGAATAGCTAAAAAATCTAATAAATAAAACAGATAGGACTGTATAAACCTAAAAAATAATATAAACGACAAAAAACTCAAAAAATTATGTCACAAAGATTAAAAATTAATTATGAGCAATACGGAAGCAAAAAGACAGCTGTGTTTAACGCAGACGATATTTTTCGCGCTGTTTTTGTTCCAGATGGACTTGGAGATGATAAAGTGTATTTGTACACGTCAACTGGCTCTTATTTCATCGTACAAAGTGTAGGTTCAGATTTCGGTGTTAGTGCAATAGCTATAGAAAAAGCTATTAACGACGCTTTAACATCAAATCCAGGAGGTAGAGTTGTTGAAATCACACCAGCTGGTATGGAAGGTGTTGGAGATATAATCACAAACCCAAGTTAGAAATGGTAGACACAGTTAGCAAGGGGTTAAACATCCCTTGCAGTTGTGCTGCTAGAAAAAAGCATTAAATAAGATATTACCTTATAAAAAATAATATATGGCATTTAAACTGGACAACCCACCTTATTCAAGTGATAACACACCTATATATAGGGTTGATATGGAAAATGGTGTTCTAGGTAAGGCCAATAAAAACGGTACCATAATATTAAACAATAATCTAAGCCCTTTTCAGGAACAAGATGTTATAGACCATGAAATGGTGCATATAGATCAAATGAGACGTGGTGATTTAGATTACGATGATAATTACGTTTATTGGAAGGGTAAAAAATATTCAAGAGCTCAAATGAGTGAAGGCTCTCCTAATTTAGCCTGGGAAAAAGAGGCGTATAGAAATTCATAAATAAACTAAAAAATGGCAAAATTAAAAAACGAATCAAAACCGCCTTTTTACAAGACAGGGCCTATATACCTAACTGGTGATGATCCCGCCGGACCTAGTAGTCCTAAAGCAACTAAATCTAGTAAAAAACCTGGCTTGCCAGGCTACCAGCCTCTTGGTGATGCCGATAAAATGAAAGGTGATAGTGTTGAAGCACAAGCGCTTAACACTATTAACGCTAAGGCTCAAAAAAAGATAAAAGCAGAGCATAAGAAACGTGATTTAGATACTAGATCCGTAAAAATAGGAGAAAAGATCGGAATGGGCTATAAGGTTGTTGGTATAAATCCAAAAACAGGTGATGTTTTTAGTAGAAAAGGGAATAGATCTACGGTTTATAAAACCCCCAGAAGAGAAGCACAAAGATACTCACAATCGATAGGTCAAGGATATTCAGTTCCAATTACAACAGAAAAAATAAAATACGGCTACGACAGCAGTGGTAATATTTTTGAAGTAAAATAATGAAAAAAATATTAGAATTTTTCAGTACTAAGGTCTTTAAGCAAGTTGGGGATGTAGTTGACAAACTATTTACCAGCGAAGAAGAAAGATTAAATGCTAGAAATGAAATATTCAAAGTACTACAAGATGCTCAGTTAGAGTTGCAAAAAATGCAGACTGAGATTATTGTAGCTGAAGCTAGCGGTAATTGGTTACAGAGAAGCTGGAGACCAATACTAATGCTTTCATTTGGTTTTATAATAATATATACAAAATTCATATCACAATTATCGGCACAACTGATAACACCTACGTTAGAACCTCAATTCTGGGGTTTACTAGAAATAGGTATTGGAGGTTATGTGATAGGTAGAAGTGGTGAAAAAATAGTAGATAAGCTAGGACCTTTATTTAAGAAGTAATTAATAGGTAAACGGTGTAATTATATATAAAAATAAACAATTAAATTAAATAAAATGGGAAAATTAACAGAAGAACAATTAAATTCAGTAAAAAAATCACAAGCAAAAATAAACGCCATATTGCTTGAGATAGGCTTTTTAGAAACCAGAAAAGCTGAATTTTTAGGAGCACATTTTGAAGCTGCTAAAGCATTAGAGGAAATTAAAAAAGAGCTAAAAGAAGAATATGGTGATATAACCATCAATTTAGCTGATGGATCTTTTGACAAAGTGGAAGCTAAAGATACAAAAACTCTTGAAGTAGTTGACTAATGGGTTCTGTTATAAGAAAAATAAGTATAGGTTCAGACTATAAGAATGATGCAATGCATTACTCTGTAGGTCAAGAAGTATATGGCGGTCACAAGATAGCTTATATACTGCTGAGCGAAGAAGATAACTCTTATAATATACACATCAAAAAAAACAATGAGGTAATGCCATGGAAGAAGTTTAATTCTAACATGGCAATATCCATTGAATACGATCTTCAGTATTAATGAGAAGTGTATACGACTTTATTGTAGAGCCAATAGGAGAGAGATACGACAACGAGTTAAAAATAGGTGATAAGAAATTAGTTTTAAATTCTAAAATAGAAAGTCACAAGTTTATAAATAATAAAGCTAGAGTGATATCTGTGCCAATAGCCTTCAAAACCCCTATAAAAATAGGTGATGAGGTTATTATTCACCACAACGTATTTAGAAGATACTATAACCAAAAAGGTAAAGAGGTAAATAGTAGTAAGTACTTTAAAGATAATAAATATTTTTGTCAATTAGATCAAATATATTTGTATGGTAGGGATAACTCGTGGAAACCTTTTAATAATAGATGCTTTGTAGCGCCTGTACTTAATAAGGATGAGTTAGAGCTAAAGAAAGATAAAAACCATGTTGGAATACTAAAGTATGGTAATAGTTCCTTAGAAGCTCTTAAAATAAACGAAGGAGATGTTATAGGCTTTACACCTAACAGCGAATTTGAATTTGTCGTTAACGATGAATTATTATATTGTATGAAATCAAAAGATATTGTAATTAAATATGAGCACGAAAAAAACAAAGCTCAGTATAATCCAAGCTGGGCAAAAAGCAGTTGAGGAATTAATAAAGGTAGCTAAAGAGCCTATAGTAGATTCAGGTGACGACATAACCGCTGACAGATTAAAAAATGCAGCAGCTACAAAAAAGCTAGCTATATTTGATGCTTTTGAAATACTAACACGTATTGAGGAAGAGAAAAGTATGATAAACGACAACATTAAAGAAAAACCTTTTAAGGGTTTTGCGGAAGGGAGATCTAAGTGATGTACGAGCAAACATTAGTAAAAACGTTAGATGATTACATTAAGCCATCAGTTGTAAAGAAAAATAACAGACATAAGAAGTGGAGCTATGGTTACAATGAAGATCATGATATAGTTATAATAAGTAAAGACGGTACTTTAGGCGAAGTAGTACAAATACAAAACCTAGTTATAGGTTTGCCATCTGAACCTGAGAAAGTCTATAAGCGTTCAAATAAAAGAGCAGAGCAGAAGTGGGAAAAGTTAAACTACCCCAAAGAGCTATTGAAAATAAAAAGTGTGTTTGACTGGGAGAAATATCCTAACGCGTTTAAAGAAAAATGGTATGACTATATTGATGAAGAGTTTAAAAGACGTGAAGAAGGTTTTTGGTTCAAAAACAACGGTGTTGCTAATTATATTACTGGCACTCACTATATGTTCTTGCAGTGGTCCAAGATTGATGTTGGGGCAGCGGACTATAGGGAATCAAACAGATTATTCTTCATATTCTGGGAAGCTTGTAAATCAGATGTACGTTGCTACGGAATGTGCTATCTTAAGAACAGACGGTCAGGGTTTTCTTTCATGGCGTCAAGCGAAGCGGTTAATCTCGCTACAATATCCACAGACTCAAGGTTCGGAATTTTATCAAAGTCTGGTCAGGATGCAAAAAAGATGTTTACTGATAAAGTGGTACCCATCTCAGTTAATTATCCCTTCTTCTTCAAACCAATCCAGGACGGTATGGACAGGCCGAAGACGGAGCTCGCCTATAGAGTCCCAGCCTCCAAACTTACCCGTAAGAAACTCGACGAAGGTATTGCTTCCGAGGAGAGGCAAGGTCTTGATACCACGATCGACTGGAAGAACACCGGGGACAACTCGTACGATGGGGAAAAACTAAAGATATTAGTACATGATGAAAGTGGTAAATGGGAAAGACCTGACAATATATTAAACAACTGGAGGGTTACAAAAACATGTTTACGACTAGGTAAAAGAATTGTAGGTAAGTGTATGATGGGTTCAACATCAAATGCTTTAGATAAAGGTGGTGCTAATTTTAAAAAATTATATTATGCTTCAGACGTCAGGGAGAGAAACCGCAACGGGCAGACTAGCTCAGGACTATATTCTTTGTTCATACCTATGGAATGGAATTACGAAGGATTCATCGACGCTTATGGAGTACCTGTATTCGATACGCCAAGTGAAAAGATTAAAGATCCAACAGGTGAGCTAATAACTACAGGAGTAATAGAGCATTGGGAAAATGAAGTTGATGGTTTAAAAAACGATCAAGATGGTTTAAACGAATATTACAGACAATTTCCAAGAACTGAAAAGCATGCTTTTAGAGATGAAGCTAAACTATCTCTATACAACCTAACCAAGATATACGAGCAAATAGATTATAACGAAGAGGTTAAAAATAAAAGTCTAGTAACTAGAGGTAGTTTCCACTGGAGAGGTGATGTTAAGGACACCGTGGTTGAGTTTAAGCCAAACAATAATGGTAGGTTTTATGTTTCATGGGTTCCATCAGCTAACCTACAGAATAATGTTATAGTAAAAAACGGGCTTAAATACCCTGGCAACGAACATATAGGTGCATTTGGGTGTGACAGCTACGATATATCAGGTACAGTTGATAAAAGAGGATCTAACGGAGCTTTACATGGTTTAACTAAATTTAATATGGACAATGCTCCATCTAATATGTTTTTCCTAGAATATATAGCTAGACCTCAAACAGCTGAGATATTCTTTGAAGATGTGCTTATGGCTTTACATTTCTATGGTATGCCTATATTAGCTGAGAACAACAAACCTAGATTGTTATATTATTTAAAAAGAAGGGGTTATAGAAACTTCTCTATCAATAGACCTGACAAGTTGTATAACAAACTTTCGGTTACTGAGAAAGAAATAGGTGGAATACCAAACTCTAGTGAAGATATAAAGCAAGCACACGCCGCGTCCATAGAGACATACATAGAAGATTATGTTGGTTTTACGGGTGAAGGTTACGGACAAATGTATTTACAAAGAACATTAGAGGACTGGGCTAGATTCAATATTAATAATAGAACAAAGCATGATGCTACTATAAGTTCTGGTCTTGCTGCAATGGCTTGTAATAAAAACAAGTATTCACCAGCTTATAAAACAGAAAAAAGAAAAGTTCAATTATCTTTCAACCGTTATGATAACAATGGAAATATTTCAAAAATAATAAAATAAATGATTTATACTAATACAAATAGCTCTTTCCCTAGTCAGGTAGTACCAGATGCGGAAAAGCAAACTTTAGAGTATGGTTATGCTGTCGGTAGAGCTATAGAGAATGAATGGTTTAAAGGGGATAGAGGTACTAATATAGGTGGTAGATTTGCTAGCAATTGGCA